GCAACTCTGGCACTCGCGGCGCGGCCAGCAACTCCGGCTACTCCGGCGTGGCCAGCAACTCTGGCGCTCTCGGCGCGGCCAGCAACTCCGGCCACTCCGGCGTGGCCAGCAACTCCGGAGACTACGGCGCGGCCAGCAACTCCGGCGACTACGGCGTGGCCAGCACAGATGGTGCCGACTCCTGCGCATTTTCTGGAGGGTATAATTCAAAGGTCAAAGGCGCTCTCGGTTGCGGAATCTGCTGTGTCGAACGTGACGACGATTTCAAGCTGATCGCCATTAAATCTGCGTTCGTCGATGGGGAAATTATCAAAGTGGATACTTGGTACACAGTCAAAAACGGGGAATGGCAGGAGGTCTAGTGACATGGAAGGCATCTACAGAACCACATCTCAGGAGCGTATCGCTTACGGCCCTTCGCCGCTCACCATCGCCGTGTGGGCCTGCCTGATTATGGCCGTTGTTGGAATCCTCTACGTGTTGTGCCTGCACCCAGCGGTGGACGCGGGGAAGCTGGCCGGGATGGGGGGGTAGCCATGAATCTTGAACACCTCGACATTACCGACATCCGTCGCAACGACCTGTTTGCGGACGTCACATGCCGCGACTGCGCACACCTGAACATCGGTAATCCGAATCTGCCCACGTGCCTTGCTCATGCCGCCGTGCGCCGCGCCCTCGAGGACGCTCTGCGGGGAATGGACGTTGCCGTGCCGCTGCTGACCTTCGAGCCTGACATCGAGGCCCAAGCGAACCACTGCCCCGGTCTGTGGCCGTCGTTGGAGTACCTGACGGAGCTGGCCAATCAGGAGCGCGACGCGGCCATGACGTACCGCGAGGACATGAACCGGCGTAGCGCCGTTAGGATGGGGATGCACGAATGACCCCCGCCGCAACGCCAGCGCCTTTCCCGGTCCCCTGGAGCGAAACCCAGGCGGGCAGGGCGGAAGACTGGGTAAAGAAATATGTCTTGGAAGTGCAATCTTCTGTGGACTTCCACGGAGCCGTCGAGTATATGGGAGGGAAGAAAGCAGCGCAGCTTATGCGCGCGGAGGAGAGAAGGTAAATGGAAAACGTATATACCAAGATTCAGGACATGCGCGTAGAGCTTCAAAACGCTGGCCTTCAGAAAAGCGGGCACAACAAGTTCGCGGATTACAAGTATTTCGAGCTTGAGGACTTTATCCCGACAGTCAACAAGATGATGCAAGAGAAAGGGCTTTGCAGCCGATTTGAGTATGCTGCAAATGGCGGTGGCTGTGAATTGAGCATCTTTGAATCTGCAAAACCTGAAGTCGTGATAGCATTCCAAATCCCCATGTCCACGGCCTCGCTGAAGGGGTGCCATGAGGTCCAGAACCTTGGTGCAGTCGTGAGCTACATCCGGCGCTATCTTTGGACCTTGGCGCTTGAGATTGTCGAGTCTGACGCGCTGGACAGGTTGCCGGGGAAAGATCCTTCCATGAAACGGCAGGAAGATAAGCCGAAGCAAGAAGCACAACCCATCGATGTTGTCAAGCTTGCCGGATTCCTCGCGGGTATCGACTCTTCGGCGGCCCTTGAGGCGGAATGGAATGACAAGACATTCCAGGCGCGGCGCGCCGTGAGCGGAGATGACATCAAGAAGATTGACAAGCTCTTTACGGACCGCAACGCGATTCTGAAACAACGTGAGGGGGAGTAATTATGCGTATTTTCATTGATATCGAAACTATCCCAGGTGAGACGAAACCGAAGGCGCATGAAGTCAGCGCCCCTGCAAATTATAAGGACCCTGAAAAGATCAGGGCGTACCAAGAATCGAATGTAGATGATGCTTATCGCAAGCAATCCCTGGATTCCATGACCGGGCGTATATGGTGCATCGGAGTGGCTATTGATGACGGCCCCGTGACGGCATGGGTTGACAACTCGGAGCGCGCACTTTTGGAACACCTGTCCGATTATGTCAAAGAAGCGGACCCCGCGCATAAAGAAATTACGTGGGTTGGGCACAACGCCGCAGGGTTCGACATGAAATGGATTTGGCGCAGGGCTATCAAGTATGACTTGCCGTATCTGCTCTTTTACATTCAGAATGACCGCTACCGTGGGAATATCAAGGATACCATGCTCATGTGGTCTTGCGGAGACTCCCGCGATTATGTGAGCCTTGACAAGTTGGCGCGGTTCCTCGGACTGGGGAACAAGACTTCGGGCATGGACGGGAGTAAGGTCTATGATTTGTGGATGGAGGATAAACAAAGCGAATGCGCAGAGTATTGCAAGCAAGATGTTGCGTTGACCCGCGCTGTGTATCGGAAACTTATTAGCGACTAACCCCGCTGCCCGCCGGGCGGCGAAAGGGACAACGGGCGCAAGCCCATAACCTCAAAGGAGAGAAATATGAACCTTGAAGATTTGACCATTAAGCAGGCGAGAGAATTGGCAACGATGCTTGGTGGAGTGGGCAAGATGAACAGCCCGTTCCTGGGCCAACATGTCGTGTTGCGCACCGAAAACGCCGGTGTTCACATAGGAGTGCTATCGTACATCGTGAATGGAGAGGCCGTACTCTCCGATGCGCGTCGTCTTTGGTACTGGAAGGGAGCATTTACCCTTTCCGAGGTAGCGACGAAGGGCGTGGAAGTCAATGGCACACGCATGGCAGTATCGGTTCCGTCCATGCAGGTAAATGGCGTGATCGAAGTTATTCCCACCACGGAGGCCGCGAGGTTAACCTTCGCGGAATGCGGTGAGTAAGGTCGGCTCCGGCGATGGATCCGGCGATGGCGACGGCTCCGGCTATGGCTCCGGCTACGGCGACGGCTCCGGCTCCGGATCCGGCTCCGGCTACGGCGACGACTCCGGCGATGGATCCGGTGATGGCGGTGGATCCGGCGATGGCGACGGCTAGTTCCCTAATTCTTCCCGGCCCGCGTGGATATGTGGGCCGCAATGATGGATGGAACAACAAAGAGAGGAGAAGGGAGATGAGAAAAAGACACATAATGTTTGGAGATCGGCAGGCGTTTCGCATCACATTCGCAGCAGAGGGTTTGCTATCTGGTCTCTCTGGGTGGCCCGGCAGATCGATGAATATCCTGTTTGAATACTTCACGGAGGCCTAGCCATGGCTGATCACATCTTGGTCGAGCGCGTGGCGGACGTGGCGGAGGCGAGGAATAGTCTGAAACATTGCGTGGAAACATCGAATACGCCCATGACATGCCTTTGTGTGCCCGACGACCTCCGCCTCCTCCTCACAGACCACGCCCGCCTCGCCGCCGAGCGCGGGGATGTGGAGTCGCTGAAGAAGGCGCTCAAGGGAATCCGCGTGGGGCTCAAGCACTTGATGGAAGCCTTAGACATCGACCCCGAAGACACACGCATCGACATCAAGGGTGCAGGTGGCGTCGTGGCGTCCGTGACGTTCGCTGAGTTGTGCTCTCGCGCTGATGCCGCCCTATCCGCCACGTCCTAGCGTCTAACCTACTTCACACAAAGAGCGTTGTGCATCATAAACCGCCAAAAGTGAGACACAAAAAAGGGCATGGAGTTTCGACGCTCCATGCCCTTTGCATCTACTCTTTCCCGTTGTTTACTCCGTGGCCGTGACCTGAGGCGCACGCCTTGCCTGTGAAGAGTCTACGGCATGTCACCCCAGCCTTGCAGCTCCTCGTCCTGGGCGCGGTCGATGACGTCAGTCATGGCCTAGGCCACCGGGTTGAGCCGCGCCCGCTCATCCATGTAAGCCTTGAATGAGTTCACGGCATCCCAGCTAACAGGACTGCGTAGCACTTCTTCGTGCGCCTCGACCAGCGCGGGTGCCATGCCGACGAGGTTTCCATCGGCGTCGTAGGACGGTCGCTGTTCGGTGTAGGCCGGGACGTCGATAACCACGGACGGGTAAGCGCTCACGGCGTAACCCCCGTCCCCTTCAATTACATCCACGCCTTCCGGCAGGCTCGCCAGCAGGGCGCGGGAGAGTTCCACTTCGTTGTTGTGCAATAATTTCATCCGTTCCTCCTAGCTGATCGTGAAGATGTTGACAGAGCCGAGGCCGCCGTCTCCCGCTTTATAAGCCGCTCCCCAGCTGTTAAGGGGGGCTGCCCCCCCACGTGCTCGTATTGTACCCAGATTGCTCATGCCGCCTGATTTTGTCACCACAACAACACATCCTCCGCCAGCTCCACCGCTGCACGTAGGATAGACACCAGACCCACCGCCGCTGCCGGGTGCACCGTCAGCACTAACGATGAACCCGCTGGCAATAGATATGATCGGGGCAAAAATCATCATCAGGCCGCCGCCAGCAGCAGGCGCAACGGGATTTACCGCTCCGCCCGTGCCCGGTGGGTCTCCGGGTCCAGCAGAACAGTAACTCGCGTTGTTCGAATTTCCTCCGGGACCGCCGTAGCTACCCGCTGGCGTTCCAACGGCTCCATACTGCGACCCAGATGCAGCGCCACCGCAGCAAGGTCCGCCAATGCCGCCGAAATTAGCCATGGCAAGGCCATTGTTCGCCGGGGAGCTGCCGTTGGCATTGCCTGATCCGCCTCCACCGGTCTGCATGGCTCCTGCCGCTGCACCAGCGTGCCCTGGGCTGCCTGCGGTACTATCCAGCACAGCTTGATCCCCTCCAGAAGCCCCGGAGCCCTGCACCACGTAGGTCAGGAGCTTGCCGCGATGCACCAGCTTCTGGGCGGCAGCGGGCAACAGCGCAAAGGGTGTCAGGTTGCCGAAGTTACCCGCCTTGCCCATCCGATCAATGTTGATCTTGCCACCGTTGATGAGCTGCACGCTCACGGATGCGAAGATGAGCAGCCCCTTGCAGTTGGTGGAGACGGTGAGCACGCCCCCGTTGACGACGAGGCGCTTGCACATGAGCACGGCCGATCCGGTCTCGGCCGAGATGTCCACCGTGGCCGCGCCGGTGACGGTCCATGTGCCGGTAGTGGCGTCGTAGGTGGCCGCGCCGGTGATGTTGCCGTAGCGCGCGCCGGTGCCAAAAATGGACCGGCTGAAGACGTTGGGGCCGAGCATCATAGGGTTACGCCTCCTCGGCCACGCCGGTGAGCAAGACCGCCCCGGACTTGTGGCACAGGAAGCTCATGATGAGCCACTTGCCTGCCGTGGTGCTCGCCGGAAGCGTGTAGCCCGCGCTGGACAGAAACGAGGCATCCCAGGTCAGGGCCACGGCGCTGGCCGAATAGACCATGATGGTTATCGTCTTGCCCACGGTCAGGTTGGTGGGGGCGGCAAAGGCGATGGCCGCCGTGGCGGTGATGGAGAGCATCTGGTGGGCGTCCATGTCCACGGCCTGGCTGCCGCTTTGGCCGGTGCGCACCACGGGGGCGCTGTACTGCTGGGTGGTCCAACCACGCACGACATCGAGCCCGGCCAACCCGCCGCCGACAACGGACTTCAGGGTGGCCCAATAGGTAGGACTGCTGACGGGATCTTTCGCGCCTGCCCCACTGGGTCCAGAGGCTTGCAGGGAGAGATACATCACTCCGTCAGAGCCCACGACCATGGCGGGAACGCCGTAGTCCAGAGAGCTTGACCATGTGTAGAGTCCGCCGCTCTGCACCCAAAAACTATGTTGAGAGAGCAGGTTCAAAAACCCGTTCATGTCCGCACGTTTCGGGGCAATGCCGCCGCTGGCAAGAGGAAGGCCATTCAAGGGACCGAAACCTTCCGCAAAGCTTGCAAAACCAGCGGCCTGCGCAGCAGCCGGAATATCGTTTTTATCGCCCGAAGCAGCGACAACCCCCTTAAGGATTTCGGGATAATTAAGTGACATTTATAATGCCTCCATCGTCAAAGGTTCCTTGGCCGAATGGCTGCAAACCAGAGCCATCGAACCCAAAAGTATTTGCTGTATCAAGTTCGTAAATCTCATACCCGACGCCAGCGGGGCGCGGGACAAGTCCTTCTTTTGAGAAAAGGGCCTGCTCGTACGGGGTCAAATTGAATTCAAAGACGTATCGTATCCGCATCCCACCAAGATCAAGAACATAGCAGACGCGATTGCCGAAAAGACTCAATAACATTTTCTTCAACGTTGGGATATCGCACGCGCTGATGTTGATGGATGCCTTTAGTAACAGCAAAGATCGGTAGGCGTTATCTGAAAGCAAGTAAGAAGTATTCGACGCATGATCGCCAAACGTCCCTTGGTCCCACGGATCGCGCCCGCTTCCATCAAACCCGAACGTTCCGCCGGGGTCCTTAATCTCCAAGAGCCTATCAATGCCGATAATGCGGCCCCAAATGTCAAGCCCGAACCCTTGCGCCGTGTCGATATTCCAGACAAGATTGTAAAAATTGTCAAAGTCTGGACGCGGGTCAATATATGTATCCGCGTTGTGGATTAAGTCCACAAGGCGTTGACTATTGGCGTATTGGCTGATTATGGTCCTGTTGACATCAATCATAACTATACCAGCGTGACAGTGATGTTTGACGCGTCTATTGTAGGTGACTGGTCTATGCCAACCTGATACTGCGTCAATGTGGCTGTGGACGTTCCTATGAGAATGCTAATGATGCTGGCGTTTGATACGGCCGCGCTAATCGCCCCGTAATACCGGCTAGCGAGGATAAGTGCGCCTATGCGTTCCCGTGTGCTCCCATCCGTGCCGTTGAACCGTGCAATGATCGCATCCTTGACCAGCGTCGCCACGTCAGCCGGAAGCTGAGAACTGTTCACAATTTGCACCGCGAACAGAATAGGCAAAGACGTGGGGCGCTCAAAGATGATGCTATACGTTGGCTGCGGGTAGCTGTACCCGCTATCGTCCGTAATCGTGACGGTTGTGTTCCCATTCATGCCGCATCCTGCATCTTTCTTGCGCCAAATCGCTGCGGCAATATCGGCATCCGTGCCGCCCACCGCCGCCACGTAAATCGAATGGTCGGACAAGACGTAATTCGTCGATCCCTTTACCACGGCGGGAGAAGTCATAATTTCGGACGCAACTGTCTGCGCATTGTTCACGGTGTAATTTCCGGTTCCGCCAATACCCGTGCCGAGCGCGGTAATATACGTTCCGGCGGAGACACCAGTTCCAGAGATAAGACATCCAACGGCGAGATTCCCCGAAGCTATGGCACTCACTGTCATGGTCGCACCGGAGATAGAGCCCGTGAACGTCGTGACCCCACGCGGATTGTCGATCACGTAAGCGTCTAGCACGCCCGTCTGGCTGAACACCTCGGCATATACTGCGGCAGGAGTACCATGCCCGTTGAGTGCCACACTCTGCGCACGGCGATACTCAAAGTCGGCGCGGGACTCTTCATCTTGTCCCAGCGTGCCCGCCGTGGGGTTAATAACCGCGTCCAGGCCCGTGACCGCCTGATAAATCTGCGTGAGGGTGCCAGCGCCGCACGGGATAGGCCCGGTGGTCGTGTTTTGGAAGGTCCCGCTTGCGGTCCCTCCGCTGCCTATCGTGACGTCCCCGGCAAGGGCGTACGTGTTGCCGCTCGTGTCTTGAGCCAAAGTCCCGGCAGGTATTACCGCGCCCACCGCGCCGGTCAACGTGCAAGTTACAGCCGTGGCCGTGGCGGGTTTGCGCGTTAAGAAATATATGCGGCCAATGGCATCTTGCATCCGGCCCGCCGCATATTGCGGGTCCACATTATTGACATATGACAAAATTTCTGAATTCTTGTCAGCAATGATTGCGGAAAGGCTACTTGAAAGCTGGCCCTGGGGAGTCTCAAGATCAGTGTTGAGGTTTCCGCCAAACGCTACGTTCGTGTCGGTAAGAACACCATTAAGGATGTCCGTTTCTGCCGGTATGACAAGGCCAGCGTCGGACCAAGTAATGCTGGGAACGCTTGTGGTCGCCATTAGAAAGTCACCCCATTTTCTTCTCCGACTTCATCGATAAAGAATATCTGCCCGGAAACGGTCCGGTTGTCAAATGACGAAAAATTAATTTGCGCTGTGACAACTCCAGGCACCGCTAGGGCCGCATCTTCCAAGTATCGGATAAACAACGGTTGGGGCGGTACGTGCCCCAGCACGTCGTCGAAATATGGGATTCCCTTCGTCGTATCATACCAAAGCTCTTGAGCAAAAAGCTTGACGGCGCTGGCAACATCCTGCGCTAAAGAATAGGCGGGAGTCGCCAAGGCAATATTCCCGTTTGCGTCAAGTGACAAATCCCAAGAATCAACATCAAGCAAAAGCGTATCGTAACGAGCCATTACGCAGGGCCTCCGGTGTTGGAAGTGCCAGACTGTACGCCCGTGTGAACGTGAGTATGCAAGTGAGTGCCAGACGCGGTTATTTCTTGTTGCCCCACAATATTGCCGCTAAATGTGGCCGTGCCGCCTCCGGTCCCACCGGAATTCAACGTGCCATTTAGTACAGTGTTCCCATTGATCGTAAACGTCGGCGTGGTAACAACTGCCGAATTCGTGGCAGCAATCTCCACAGTCTGTGCCTGTATCTGCACGTCAGGAGCTTCAAGGCGCACGAGCGTGGGCGAATGGATCACAATACCCGCCGCGCTGAATTGGACATACTGGCTAGGCGTACCGTTCAGGATTCCGCCAATGTACATGCCGTCCGAAAATGAGAACTTGCGATAGCTACCCGGTACGGCCTGTTTCTTTGTCGTCTTCACAACGCTAATATCCCGCGAGGCGAAAACGGCAATGCCAATATCGCCCGGCTGAGGGTCGATGATGATTGCGTTAGCGCCGCCCTGTATGCGAGTATACGGCAGATTGTAAACCGTCGTGTGCGGCATAGGTATGCCGTTGTTGTCGATCTGCTGTACTAGTGGCAGAACGTCCACAAAACCCACCGGGGAAATGCCGCCAGCATTGGTGCAAGAGATGATCTGCACAGGCATGGCCGTTTGCACGCGAGTCAACAACTGCCCCACGATGAAGGCGATGTTATTATAATCGCCCCATTGGTCCGTGGGCCTGCGTTGGCCGCTCGGAATTTGGTTAGCGTCTTGTAACGGCAAGGCCATTGGTATTCCCCCTCACATACGAAAACCAGCGTCCATGCGGCATCTCACTGTCAAGCTGATGCGCAACGGAAGTCACTACCCATTCTCCGGCGGCTTGGCTTATGTCCGTTTCAAGTTTTATACTCCCGCCAAAACGCACCGCAGGGTTAAAAATAGTCTGGAAGTTCACGCCGACACCGTCGAATGTCGGGTAGCCAACCATGCCCGTTGCGGAAGAAATGAGCGGAATCAACCCAGTGCGGGGCTGGTCCTGCGGGGCAATAGCTAGCACCTTGTCATCAACATACATGGCTATGCGCGCCATTTGGGCAAGCTCTTTGGCTTGGTCAAGCCCTGTGCCCGCAAGGTAAATGTCACGCATTTTCGTGGTGACGCCGTTATTCTCGAAAGTATAGCCAAGATCACGCGCAATCTGCCCCATGACGCTAGGCACGTCCATGACACCCTTGAAACTGCGCGGCGCTACAGGCTTCAGTCTAGCGAAAAAGGCGGCTTGTGCCTGAATCTCAAGGAACACGTCGGGCATCGTATGGTAATTGCCCCATGCGTTGATAATATTCCCCGCAAACACCAGCGTTTCCACGTCGCCCTCAATGGCGTAGACTTCTACAGTATTCGGCAAGAGGAGCTTTGGACGCCATTGCAGCGTTGTAATTGAATTCATATCATCTTGACGCACACCATAAACGCGGGCGCGCAAAGAGGACATTTGGACGCCACCGGCCTTGTCAATATAAATCGACGTCCTGAAGCCCTGCAATGTGATAGTATTGTATTCGCTGGACCCGAATTTATCAGTGCCCAACGTGACTACCACCTTCAGATACTTCTTATTGCTAAATGAGGGCATATTCTTCCGCCGTAAGGTAAACAAGCCGATAGCGATTGTTGAAGCCGGTATAATCAGGATCAAGATTGCCCTGCGTATCCAGAAACAGGAGATTCCCAAGGAATCTGGCGTAATCTCGGCAGACAAGAGGAACCGCATTGCGGGCTATTGTGCCTATGCCAACGTCAACGCTATCGGAATTGACATCGACAAAAACGCCCTGGTCTTTCTGATATATCTTAATTTGCACATTTTGACCAGCCAACACAGTGCGCACAACTTGCGACGGGATAGACTGAATAGGGATTTCTTGCATCGCGTTGCGCTCCTAGAATATCTTCCCGAACGTCTCTATGCCCTTGCGGAGCGTCGAGGAGTCAGGAACCTTCGGCTGGACCTTCCCCGTATCGGCCTGCGGCGTGGCCCCGGCGTTCTTGGGATCGTTAATCTTCTGCGTCGTGGTGAATTGCGCGGATACCTGCCGAACCTCTTTAAGATTCAGCGACACAATCAAGAGCGTTGCACCGTGTTGCGCCCGGCGAGAGTAATCGTAACGTTCTATGCTGTAATCCTTGTAGGTTACTTCAGGCGTCACGACACTATACAGGTCCGTGCTCTTGCAAGCCTTGTCTATAGCGTCAAGGAAGGACTTGCGCTGCGATTCCGTACCTTGCAAGGCAAGCTTGACCGTGGGCGTAGCCGGGGCTTCCACTTTGTTGTACGATGCAAAGCTACCTCGCTCCACGGGGAAGTCAGATACAGCCGTTTCCTTCAAGAACTCGACGCTATCCGTAGAATAGGTGCTTCCGAGCCCAAGGCTTTCGAGCGCGTCCCCCAGGATGCCCGTCACAATTGCTGGGTTGCCTACAGATCGGCCTTTAGAGTCGAACACGCCCCATTGGTCGCCAACCTGGATAACGCGCCACAGGACGCTTTGTAGCGCGCCAAGGGATATCTTTGTGATTATACTGTTCGCCATTAGAATGACCCCGAATCAGCTTGCGCTGTAAATTGGTAGTCCATCGCCTTGCTCAGGTCTTTAGCGATGCCTTCCGCGTCAGTCGCTTGCGTGTACACGTTGACCTCGCCTATGTGCGTTTCAACGTTGGACGATCTGCCGTGGCTGGAGAAAAGGACACCACGCCCGGCAACAGCAACACCAGCGCCTGCATTAGCGGCCATGCTCCCGCGCAACGCGGCCTCTGCGCCTTGGGCGGATGGGCGTTCGTAATATTGCGACACCACGGCACCGGCCTCTTGCGCGGAACTCGTCTGGCGTAGCCTATCACCTGCGGTACGCTCCCGGCCCTGCGTAAGCTCGTATTGGACAAAGGCAAGCTGCTCTTCTAGACTGGCATTGCGGATATCCTTGCCAAAGGCTTTCTTAAACTCGTCTTGCCTGTCCTGGTGCCATTGAGCTATGCCAAAAGCTTTTCCGCTATCCCCAACGGCCTGCGCATTGAATCCAGATTCCCGTTTGAGGTTAGCGACGATGCCCGCAGATTGGGCAGAACTCCAGCCTTGCGATTGGAAGTAGCGCATTGCCTGCCCTTCGCGCTGGGAGGAATCCCCACGGCTCAAGATAGAGCCGGTGGGGCGGGACATAGGGGCGCTATCAGGCTCGGAATAGGACTTTCCGTTGCCCGACAATACGTCTTTCGCGGCACTCTTAAACGCTTCCCAGTCGTGATTCCATAGCGCAGCAAATGCACGGCCTAAAGCGACGGTGCTAAACCACAAGTCTTTTATGACGTTGCGCAGGTAGAGGATGCCGCGCACGGACTGGTGAATACCGTAATTCCAATATTCCCAATTGATAAGTGACTGTCCGCCACGCTGCCATACCTGATAATCTTGCCACAATGCCGCGATAGCAGCGCCAAGGCCCATGATAAGGGCGGCGGTCCCGGTCAACGGCAGGGCCGCAACGGAAATAGCTGCTATGCCAGTGGCAATGATGGTAAGGAATGCGCCCACAAATTCTTTATTCGCCCGCGCCCATTCCGCAATGGATCTAAAGACTTCAATCAGCTTTTCCAAAACAGGCATAGCGCCCGCCAAGAGTTCACGCCCGAAAGCGACAAACTCCTGTTTCATCAGCACGGTCTTTTCCCGAAGCTTCTCGGATTGCTCGGCTTGCTCTTTTGTGACGGCGCTTGATTCTTTCTGCCGCGCCACCATGCGCTCAACTTCCGCACGGCCACGGAGCATCAAGTTTACGGTGCCTTCGTCAAAGCCCATGCTTCGGGCCATGTTGTGGGCGGTCACGCGGTCCATCTTTTCGAACTGACCGGCGAGGTCCACCATGATGTCGGTAGCAGGGCGTGCCTTGCCCGAAGCATCGGCAATAGCAATGCCAAGAGCGGAGAAGTAAGGCAGAAGGCTCGACTGCCCCGTCAACATGAGGTCCGTCTGGGCCTTGCTCAACATCTCAATACTGCCCTGAAGGCCCGCAGCGGAGCCGCCCGCCTGTTCGGTAGCTTGGCTCCATGCGCTAATATTCTGGACGCCCAACCCGACGTTACGGCTAAAACGCTCAAGCGCAGCGTTGCTCTCAATCATGTCTTGTACGAAGACCTTAAGAGCCGCCGTGCCGCCAATGAGCGCCAGCAATTTAGTGATGTCTTTAAGTCCGCTAGTGACGTTGGACTTGCCCTTGTCAAAGTCCTTGCTATCCAGGCCCAACTTGACTACGAGTGAGTCGATTACGGTAGGCATTCAAATCACTCCTGGTTAGCGAGGGCATTGTTGTGCGCGTCCACTATCACCACCTCAAGCATATCGTAGGCGTCTTCAAGCCCGTAAACCGTCTCAAGCTCGTGCAAAGTGCATTTCCCGCTGGATATGAGCGTGCCAATTACATTCGTTAGGTTCTGGTACGAGGCCCACTTGCGCGGTTTGCCGCCGGATAATGGGCGTATGCCTACTTCGCGACGGCTTGCAAAAAATCCGTGTGAAGCTTGAAGACCTCCAGTCGGAGCTTCAGGCGGGTAGAAATCTCCTCAATGTCATCATCGGTCAGTGGACGGGAAAAGAAAGGCTTCGTTGGGTCCGGGATAAGCTGGACGCACGACATCATTTCGTTCAGCAGAGGTTCGGCAGTTTCCCAATCGAGGCCCGCAACGGCGCGGATACCCATTTCAGCCATGCCGGACATGCCCAGCTTTTCGAAATTATCCGGTATCTGAACACCGCTCTTCATCAATGCCATAAGGGCGCGCATAGCCCATCTTTCGGCCTGCGCAGCGGGCATCTCGGTAATTTTGAATTTCGTCCCCCGTTCCTTGTCCCGTCCGTCTTCCGCAATATAGGTCAGTTCTTTACGTGCCATACTGTCCTCTCCTACAGTTCTTTCTCCTGGTTGGAAGCATCGGGCAGGGTTGGGAGAGGCAACCTCTTCAGCACCGAAGTGCCTAGCCCGATGCAGGGGAAGGGAGGGGGAGATTTAGAGGATGGCCCGGTTCACGCTCTCCCAAACAATCTGATATTCCAGAGGCTGCAAAACCTTGGCGGCATCGGGAATCTGCTTAACCGTCTTCAGTACGCCGCGAGTCAGGGTGTAAGACTCGCGGGTAGACGGCAGTGTGATAGTTCCAGTTAGGTAGTAAACGTCCTTCAGAGTCTTGGAAGCCTGGATAATTGTCTGGAAGATGGTGCGGCTAGGGCTGTCAGGCTGCAAGGTAATGGTCATGGGCGTGGGCGAAAACACGTAGCCCGCAGTCATACGGCCATCAACGCCCATATTTTCCTCGGCAATTGCAATCGCGTCATCAGCAAAGGCCTTGTCAGCACTGTAGCCGATAAGCTGCTGGGGAGCCGGGTACAGCCCGGCAACCACAAGGGTGAAAACGCTATTCGCGCTAGTGATAGAGTCGCCAGCCATTGTGATTCTCCTTAGATGATGTCGATGCTAGCGAGGCTGATCTTGTGGACCGCGCCGCCGTCGGTGTACCAGAAGTTAATAACGGGGGTGCCACGGTTGCCACGCACCTGCGCGCCGGGGTCAAGAATCTGCAAGTAGTAGCCCTGCTTTTCGATGTCGCTGGACACGTCAAGGCCAGCAGCGCTGTTGATCTCCGCAGCCTGGGCAGAACTGAGGGCAATGCCAGTGCGTATGATGCCGGAGTTCAACCCCTGCGCAATCGGGTCAAGCATGGCGGCACGAATGAGCGCATAGCCCGCATCATTGTAGGGGATACTTTTGATGTTGGTAAGCAACTCCATCAAAGCAAGCTGGAACTGAGAGTTGATGTAAATCTGATCCACGTAGGTATCAGCAAAAAGCCATTTCCCGCTGATCTTCCCATCATAGAAGAACGTGAAGCTATCGTTTGCCGTGGCATACGTGCCGTAATAGCTGTAGCCGTTGGCGAGGAGGTTCGCAGAAATCGTTTCGTCCGTGACCGTGGCAGGAAATCCGCTCTGAGTCTTAAAGGCAAACGTGATGCGCCCATTCCGGCGGTTGAAGTCGATGCTAGCGGCGGTGCCAAGAGCCATCACGGCGAGGGCCAGCGTGTTGTACACGCAAAGCACCGCGTCATACTCGGCAGTCTTGGACACAACGCCGAAGCAAGTAGTGCTGCCGTTCACGGTAGCCTGAACATCGGTATCCCAGCACACGTAAAGGAACCGCTGGTTCTGGGAGTTCGTCCAAGCAGCGAAGGCTTCCTTGTCCGCGATCAGAGGTTCCCACATGGTCGTAAAGGTCGCCCAATTCTGCGTTTTGGACTTGGCCGCATCCATCGCGGTGGCCGGAGTGTCGGCAACATCGCCCTGAGAGAGAATCGCGCCCGTAGCGGACGTGAACTTCAGCCCAGCGGACAAGGTGCCCGTGGCGAAAGTGATAGTAGACAAAGCGCCCGTGGTGGCGCTGGTCAGGAAAAACACGCTCTTGATGCTATCCCAGGTGCAAGTCACGCCCCCGGAGAACCCGGAAGTGATAAGTGTGGCCGCGTTGCTGAAGCTGGTAGCCCCGGAAAGGGTAATCGTGGAACTGGTCTTTACCACTCCATCCACGGTGACAGTCAGCACGCCAGAAAGGGCCTTGAGCTGAGTCAAGGTCATACTGGCGAGGCTACCCGATTGAAGCCACGCGGCGCGGTCCGTGCCCACGTAGGGAGCGAAATACAGCATACCGGGCTTCGTGGTGCTATTGTCAAAGCCCAAGAAGTAATTCGGGGCAATCGCGTATTCCGCGCTGGCAGGGCCGAAGAAATCTTTGACCGCATCAGCGCTCACGAAGCTCTGCACGGTGCCCGTGGGAATATAAGCGTTAGAACTCAAAATCAGGCCGTTCAACGCAAGGCCGGTGCCCCCGCTGTCGATGACCCCTGGGTTAACGGTAACGATGTTGCTGGCCGGAATCGACATGGTTTGTTCTCCCTTTGTTAGCTATCCGCTAAAAGCGTTGTGGCTGTTGCGTTGCTTGCGTATTGTTGCGGGGCCGTAAAACTAGGATTGTATTGCAGCGCCGTGACTAAAATCCATCGGTTTGCGTACTGTTGCTCACCAGTGATTAGAGGGGCCTGGATTGCTTCGTGCGTGTACAACGGGCGTATGTTCTCCGGGAATTGGTCCCAGCCCCACGAACTGCGTAACGCGGACATAACGGCAGAACACATGTCGCCAGCGTTGCTTGCGTAAAAATCGACCTGGACCTCAAATCGCTGCGCATTATTGACTGTCACGGAGTTTGCGCCAATGGAGAAATCATATTCAACGTGTGGCACCTGCAAGTCTGTGCTGCGCAGTTCCGTCAGCATCACGAATGGGGCCTTGGGGTATGCAACACGGTTCGCTTGGCCTCGGACGATTTGCGCAGTCCCTACAAAATTTCTAATGAGCCCGGAAAGCGTGTCCATAATCGTGTTGACGGTAATGCTGTTCGCGTAATCTGCCACGTTAGCCTTCCGGGGTTTGGAGCACTATCGCCGCTTTTGTCCAATTATCCCACGACTCTAGCACCCTAACGACAAGCCAACTCTTACCAGCCCACTGGACT